ACTTGGTGGCCACTTTCGAGGCCACGTTGATTGCATCGTTCGCGGCCTCCCAGAAGCGCCTAAAAAGTGGCACCTGGTGGACGTGAAAACCTGCAACTCCAAGAAATTTTCAGAGGTCAAAAAGAACGGCATGCAGGCCACTTACCCCAAGTATTGGGCGCAAGCCCACGGCTACATGGGCGAGCTTGAGCTTGAAGATGGCATGTATATTTTTGTAGACAAAAACACGGATGAAATCTACACAGAGCGTTTCAAATTTGATGCAACGGTGCATCAAAAACAAACCGAAAAAGCCGAGCGCATAATTTTTGCAGACCGTATCCCCGCACCAATTTCCACAGATAGCACGTGGTTTGAGTGCCGTTTTTGCAGCGCCCATTCGTTTTGCTTTGAAACAAAACTCACCAAAAACGTATCGTGCCGCACCTGCGCCCACAGCACCGCCGAGCGTGATGGCCGCTGGACGTGCGCCCATTGGGAAATGGACATACCCGACACCGACGCACAGCGCACCGGCTGCGACAACCACGTTTTGCACCCCGATCTTGTGCCCGGCTGGACTTACAAACCGGCTGACACCGGCGTGATCTGGTTGACGCCAGCAGGCGAGATACACAACGCGCCCGAAGGCCACACAAGCGCCGAGATTGTGGCCAACCCGCAGGCGTGTGCAAGCGGCATCAAAAACGAATGGGCCGCGTTTGGGGCTAAGGTGGTAGGGTAATGCTGCGAGACTACCAACAACGCGCCATTGACATGCTCTACGAGTGGTTCGCTGCTGGCAACAGTGGCAACCCTTGCATGGTGCTACCCACCGGCGCAGGCAAGTCGCACATCATTGCGGCACTGGTCAAGGATGCCCTGCAAAACTGGCCCGAAACTCGCGTGATGATGTTGACGCACGTGAAAGAGCTGATCCAGCAGAACGCCGAAAAGATGCGCGAGCATTGGCCTAATGCGCCGATGGGCATTTACAGCGCCAGCCTGGGCCGCCGGTGCCTGACCGAGCCGATAACGTTTGCAGGCATCCAGTCGGTGGCCAGCAAAGCGCAAGCAATCGGCCATGTGGATCTGATCCTGGTGGACGAAGCGCACAGCATCAATCACAGCCAAACGGGTGGCTACCGCCGCCTGATTGCCGACCTGACCGCCATCAATCCGGCGCTTCGCGTGATAGGCTTGACCGCCACGCCTTACCGTCTTGGGCACGGAATGATTCACGAAGGCGAGGACGTTCTTTTCTCTGACCTGATCGAGCCGATCAGCATCGAGGAACTTATCCACCGTGGTTTTTTATCCAAACTGCGCAGCAAACACACCAGCCTGACGCTGGACACATCCGGCGTGAAGAAGCAAGGTGGCGAGTTTGTGGCCGCGCAGTTAGAAGCCGCTGTTGACACATCCAGCAACAACCGCCGCGCCGTGTCCGAAGTCATCAAACGGGCAGCCGATAGGCGCTCATGGCTGGTGTTTTGCGCCGGTGTTGCGCACGCCCACCACGTGGCCAGCGAGTTCACCGAGCAAGGCATCCCCACCGAAGTCGTGACCGGCGAGACGCCGAGCGCCGAGCGCGACGCCATCATTGCCCGGTTCAAAGCGGGCGAGATTCGCGCCTTGTGCAACGTGTCGGTGCTGTCAACCGGCTTCGATTACCCCGGCATTGACTGCCTGGTCATGCTGCGCCCCACAATGTCGCCCGGCCTGTATATGCAAATAGCGGGTCGTGGCTTGCGCATAGCCGAAGGCAAGGCAGACTGCCTGGTGCTGGACTTCGCTGGCAACGTGGCCAGGCATGGCCCAATAACCGCCGTGGAGCCGCCCAGCAAGGCCAAGAAGGGCGAAGCCTTGGCGCGTACAAAAACATGTCCACAATGCGAGGAACTGGTGGCGCCGAATACCCGCGAATGCCCGCACTGCGGCCACGAATGGCCGGAGCCTGAGAAGCAGGAAAAGCCTGTGACGCTGGCCAACGATGACATCATGGGCATCGAGCCGAGCGAGATGGCGCTCACCGGATGGGCATGGCGCAAGCACACCAGCCGGGCCAGTGGCAAAGATATGTTGCAAGTCAGCTACTACGGTGGCCTGAGTGACCCGCCCGTCACAGAGTACATCCCAGTACTTCACGAAGGCTACGCAGGCGAGAAAGCCCGCCGTCAGCTTATCGCCATCGCCGTGAAATCCGGCGCAAACGATTTAAGCGACGACCTGTCAGACATGGCAAAAGTCATGCAACAATCAGCACACCCGGCCATCCTGAAATTCAAAAAGGACGGAAAATTTTTTAGAGTCATAGATAGGATTTGGCAATGAGCAAAGCATCCCGAGACAAAGGCCGCAAAGGCCAGCGCGAGGCGCAAGCATTGCTTGCCGACCGTGATTACAGTTGCGCCGAACTCAACGCCGGAAACGCCGTTGAAGACATGCTCGCCGTGGACACGTTTGGCAAGACCTGGAGCGTAGAGGTCAAAAACACGGTGGCAATCACCACCGCACACCGAGCGCAAGCAATGGCGCAAGCCAAGGCACGCAAGCTGCCCTGGATGCTGCTGTCAAAAATCGCAGGCACGTCGAGCTGGCTTGTCCAGCGTCAAGGCATGCCGCCAACCGTTTGGAATGAAAAGGAGTCAGCATGACCAAAAAGGAAAAGCTGGAATTTGACCGACTGGCCCGATTGCTCGAAGCCGAGCGCGAGCGGTCTAATAAATCGTTTGAAGCGTACCGCGATTTACTTTGGGAAAACGTGGATATGAAAATGAAAATTGAGCGCATTGAAGCAGTTTTAAGGGGTGAAGAATGACCGACAAAGAGAAATACGAAAAAGCCGCATTAGCCGTGCGTGCAGGCAAGGAATTTATTGAGCTGAATCGATGCGTGAATTGCGAACACTACAGACCAGCAGGCGGTTGCGATGTACACAAGACCGCTATTGATGACGAGTACCTTTATACGCCAAACAACTGTCCAGACTGGCATTATTTGATCCCATTTTGATCATGGCACGCACCAAATACGCCGAAAACAATCCTGCGCCATTGCGCCGAGCTGGTGTGATGGAGCGCACTGAGTACCTGCAAAGGCGTTCGGAATTCGCACCGCGTGGCCAAGACCTGCCACACGCCAAGCTGCTTGACCTGGACGTGATCGACATTCGCAGCGCCCAACGCCAGCGCGAGGCATTGCTAAAGCACATCCGCGAGAACCTGAGCAATGAAACGCTATGCAAGCGGTACGGAATACACAAGCGCACGCTCGAGAAAATACTGAGCCGCGAAACATGGAGCCACCTACCCTAGGGAAAACCCCATAAAAAAAGTTTAGCATTTTGCGCTTATGAGCTTTTTTTTGTGCATAATTGAGTCCATCAACAACAGGCCCCTCGGGGCCATCTTAAAAATCACACCATGAACACGGATGATCAAAATGACACACCAGAACATGACGCCGATGAGGAGGAGTTCGGATATTGCCCGAATTGCAGCGGAAGCGGTGAGGGACGGTACGAGGGACAGGACTGCTACGCGTGCAACGGTAGCGGCGAAGCCCGATCTATATAAACAACGAGAGAAAGAAATCATGCAAACACGTAAATACAGCCGCACGCTAAACGAAGCCTTCGGGCCTTACACCAGCAACACAATCAGCGAACCAGACCGGCCAATGGACTGGCAAGACAAGCTGGTTCTTGCAGGCTGCGCACTTGCGACAGTCTTCATTGGCTTCATCATGTGGGGCTAATGATGAAAATCATTCCATACAAAACGCCACAATCTGCCCCTGTTCGTCCTGGCGCAAACGATGCTTTAAGCGTGCCAAGCCTTGAGAATGGACGCCGGAAAGCGTACAAGCCGCCAGTATCAATGTGCGTTGGTCAAAAAACATTTAACGGATCAGAACGATGAGCTGCCCACCCTGCAACCAAAAATGCAACCAAGGCCGCAATTGCCCAGCACGTACCAATAACCCTCAACCAACCAACGAAAGCAAACTATGAACTTTGATATTGACAACTTCACCCTCGGACAACTCAAGCAAATTGCAGCACTGGTAAATAACCAGATTGCACAGCCACAACAAAGCACCGCACCGCATCCATTCATTGGCAAATACGTTATTGCCAGATGCTACGCAGCAGGCGTACACGCCGGAGTTGTTGCTAGCGTTGACGGCGAAAACGTAGTGCTTACAAACTCTCGCCGTCTGTGGTCATGGAAGGCTAAAGACGGCATTGCGCTGTCTGGTGTTGCACAAACTGGAGTTGTATCACCGTGCAAGATTGACGTGGTAAACCCCGAGATTTATTTGACTGGTGTATGTGAGCTTATCCCATGCAGCTTGTCAGCCAAGGAGTCTATTGATGGCTTCAAAAAATAAGACATTTACTGATGGCTCAGGCGATGGCTCAGGCGATGGCTCAGGCGGTGGCTATGGCTATGGCGATGGCTCAGGCCCAGGCTCAGGCGGTGGCTATGGCTATGGGCATGGCGTTGGCAGTGGCTATGGGCGTGGCCTTGGG